TATTGTAGCAATAAAGCCCGGCGCACAAGTAGGCGATTTATACCCGCAGAATTTATTAAATTTTAGCTTTACTGAAACGGAGTTGACAAGCTAATGTTTAACCGCAGATTATTGATTGCAAATTCGGTGGGGGACATACCCGCTGTAGTAACTATAAATTTTTATCTGAAATGCCGTAATTATCAGCCGGGTGCTATAGACCTGCCTGTAACCTTTAAGATATCAGATTTAAAAACAGAAGAACAAACTTACTATGCAAAAGTAAATTCTACCGTTGGCGTTCCTGTGAATTTGTATGCGGAAACGGTATATGAAATAACAGTGCAAGATGATAGGTTTTGGCCAATATTAGAAGATACTGTTTTTCATGCGAATGTAAATTACTTAATATTACTTGATTTAATTTAAATATCAAAAGTTAAGGTGTGATAAAATGGATATAGATAGAATTTGCTGCCGCTGCAATAAGCCTTTGCTTACTGGTTACTACTACTTTAATAACAAATTCGGTATATGTATAGATTGCATTACTAAATTATCCGTTTTAGAAATAAGAAACGAAAACCAGTTACATATCAAAGAGGTTGAAGCTGCGCTAAAAAAGGGGAATTGCTAAAATGATACATCAATGTACTTCATGCGGTAAGATAAAGCCTATTGAGTGGGCTTTTGAAATGCCCGCATATCATAAGACTTATTATATATGCAAAGAATGCTTGCCTAAAATATACGAAAGAATGAATAAGAAGTCACAAAAAAACTCTAAAACACAAGAAACCAGTTATTTTAGAAAAAGTTAGGGGGTGTAAACATGGCAGAAGTTGTTGAATTAAAAGCGTTTGTTACTGCAAGCCCAAACGAAGCAGATTTTTCGTCAGCAGCGACTAAAAGAGAATGGGAAGCATATCCGACTATTAAAGGTTATGTTACGTCTAAATCTGATGAAAGCAGCTATATCAAAGGCGAAACAATGCGCGTTGTGGGAGTTAACTTACAATCTATAACGCAGATATACACGTTTGAACCACTTACAGGCTCAATAGATATTGATAATACGCATCAGATTGAAGTTAAAGCTAAAGATAAACCGAAACCGCCAAAGCCGCCCAATATCCAAGAACCTATTTACGTCACAGGTAAATATGGAATTGAAATGAACCCGTATTTTACGCCCGGCGATATAGGGCGTACGCTATACCTTAATGACAAGTGGGATATATTTAGTGACGCAAGCGGACAGATAGCGTTAGTATCCGGCGCATATGCTATAGCACAGAATGCGGCGAACGCAGTCAGGCTGTTTAAAAACGACGCTTATTTAGCACAAACGCGCGGGATTCCACATTTTGAAATCGAGCTGGGCAAAGCCCCGGCGATTGCCGCCCCTATCCTGCGAACTCGCATACGTGAAACCGTTCTGAATGTAAACGGAGTAACAGGCGCAGAAGTTGACTTAACATTTGATGAAAGCGGGCGTGTCATGGGCGGTGAAGTGCAAGCGACAGTACTGGAAAGCGAAAACGTTCAAATTGACTTTTAAGGAGCGAAAACATGACTTACATTTTTTATCTAATATTAGATATCCTATTTACATTGATATGCTATGTAACTAATCCAGTTGTAATATTATTCTCAAACGAACACGGAGAACTTCCATATCCTCTGCGCTGGTGGCAGACTTACGATAATTGTATCGACATACCGCATACAATTAACAGCGGCGTTCCAAAGCTGTTTAGATATGACTTTGACAAGCATTATAAATACACCCCTGAATTCAAAAATAAATACGCCATGAAGCCGGGATACGTAGAGATATTAGACCCGAATTTTACCGTATGGGAAAAAATTCAGCGTTATTTTTGCCGTAACGTTTGGCTTTATAGAAACACTGCTTATGGCTTTTCTTATGAAGTTTGCGGACGTTACGTATTCGCCGATAAGGTAAAAACATACGTTGACTATAACTATGCTGAAAACGACAAATGCTATATCGCTGTCGTTAACGATAATCGAATATTTTTAAATAAAACATGGAGCATATTTTACACAAAAAAATATTGCAAATGGTTTTATCTGCGAATTTATTTAGGCTGGAAATTCAAGGGGACTGCGGGGCAATCTATGATCGCTTTTCATATCAATCCATTTAGATTAAACGATTAAGGGGGATTAACAATGATAACATTCAACCCGGATACGGGGCTTATATCAAGCGGAACGGCGGCGATACGGGCTAACCTTGTAACTCAATGGCAAAAAGCATTCGCGACAGACCCCAATAAGCCATTGCTTGACACAGCCCCCGAAACACCAGCGGGGCAGCTTATTGACGGACAGGCTGTATTGATTAACAGGAAAGATAGTGAGATTCTTTATCTTGCGAATATGTTCAATCCAAAAACCGCGCTTGGAATATGGCAGGACGCACTAGCAGGCATTTACTTCATTGAACGCCATATAGCCATAGCAACCCTTGTTACGGGCAACATCAAAGGCGCATACGGCACAGTTATACCCTATGGAGCTATAGTCCAAGACCAAAAGGGATACACATATACGAACGTCACAGTAACGACCATAGGAGAGGACGGAACAGCTACAGCTATTTTCCGCTGTAGCCAGCGTGGGGCGATTGAAATAGGCGTAGGGCAGCTTACGAAGATAGTTACCGTTGTTCCCGGCTGGGACAGCATAACAAATCTAGCCGCAGGCGTCACCGGACGAAACAGCGAAACGCAGGCAGAATTTGAACAGCGCAGACGTGCCAGCGTAGCACAGAACGCCCACGGCATAGCGTCGGCGGTTGAGGGCGCACTAGCTAACCTTTCCGACGTAGTAGCCGTATCGGTTTTAGAAAACCGCGGTGACACGGACAAAGTGCTTTATGGCGTCACACTGCCCCCGCATAGCATTTACTGTAGCGTCTATGGCGGGAACATAGAGAGTATAGCCAAAACGATTCACGAAAAAATTGACGGCGGCTGTGGAATTTCGGGAAACACAAAAATCGCTTATGTAGATGAAAAAGGCAATGAATTCGTTTACTACATTGAGATACCGACAACAACAACATTCGCGCTGTCTGTAAAGATAAGGAAAACTTCGACGCTTCCGACCAATTACGAAGAACAAATTAAAAAAGTTGTTCTTCAAAACTTCAACGGCGAATTAAATAAATACGGACGCGCGAAAATGGCACAGACGATTTACGCAAGCCGCTTCTACGCCGATATAGTTGACGTCGGTGTAGATAACCTTGAAAATATTGAGATATCATACCCTAGCGGGTCAGAATGGACTGATAGCGTTGATATTCCAGCTAATCAGATACCAGTAATGAGCGAAAGCAATATCACGATTACTGTACTAGAGTAAGGGGGCTTAAACATGGACTTTAGAGGGCAAGAAGATGTGCGCGAGTGCGACAATATACGCATTGAACTACAACCGTATATTCAAAGTCAATATGGGAGTAGCACAACAATTTATCAGATTTTAGATGATTTTCGCTCAAACATTAATCCTAGCAAAGATATGCTAGTTTTTTATGATAATATATTTAACATAGCCACAGCTAATGGCGTCGGGCTTGATACATGGGGCGAAATCCTTGTTATTGGCAGAACGATAACAGACCCTATTAACGGGAAAAAATTCACGTTAGAAGATGATGAATACCGCTCACTGCTTTACTATAAAGCGTTAGCTAACATCACCGACGCAAGCCTTGCAACGCTTAACTATATGCTGAACAAGCTTTTCCCGGAGCTGGGCGGCGTTGTATTCAACGTTATCGACGAAAAGCAAAGAGAGGACGGGACGTTTTACAATAACTATCCCATGCACGTTCGCTTCGTATTCGCAATGTATTTAACAGATGTTCAGCTTGCCATATTTAGGATAGGCGCGAATTTAATCGTAGGCGCAGGCGTAGGCTGGTCGCTAGTTATGGTTGATATCGATAATACGTTTGGTTTTAACGGCAGCCTGCTTCAACCATTCAATAATGGCGTCTTTGACCCGTACCCCCTCCAATCTATAGAATAAAGAAAAAAGGAAGTGTTAAAATGGCTATACCAGTAGTTCAAGAACCATTGTATTTATTTGAAAGACCCTTTGCAAACGAAGGGACAAAAAACATCATTCCGGCAACGAATAACGAAACAACGGGATTAGCGTCACAGACGAACGGCTTCCCTGCTATAACGCAAGTCCCAATTAAGGCAGGCGGCATAGCCCCCACACGGGCGGACTTTAACGGTATTCTTTATATGTTATCTGCTTTTGCCTACTGGCAGCAAAGCGGCGGTTTAATGACTTACAAGACGACTTTACAGTATTCTGCAAACTGCCTAGTAACTCACAACAACAAGCTTTATATGTGCATTCTTGCTAATGGCGTAGATACGGCGGCAGGGGAAAAAACTCCGGGCATTGATACAACATACTGGCAAGAGCTATTGCCATATATAGGCGGTATCACACCTGAACAAGTACAAGATAAAATAGACGTATCCATTGGAGAGATACCCAAACCTGTGGCAACACATTTCGGCAGTTATTCAAGTATTTCATCAAGTGGCACTGTTGCAACAGACGGAATTATAACTGCAATAAGTTATTCGAATACTGCGATTACTGGCTATGTAAACGGTTTAGAAGTAATGTATACCGCAGGTAGAAGTAAATACGGACAAGGAAACTGTTCAATATCTTTTCCAGTACCAAAAGGTGCTACCTATTTAGTGAGTGGCGCGAAGTATGTGCGCTGGCTACCATTAATAAGCGATTAACAAAGGGGTGAAAAAATGGATATTAACAATATAGTCAACTCGACCCGTATAAGAAATGCGAGGTTACTCGACGATATAAACAGCAAGATATTAAACAGAGAATACTATAAATTTAAATACGTGCCGCTTGAGGGCGCACTATCCGGGCTATACTTCCAGCAACAAACAGAGGACGCTATTAACGATATAGGCAACGTAGCATATGCAACGGAACAAGTCGCAGATGAAGCGTTAAAAATAGCACAACAGGCTTATAACATAGCTTTAGCAGCATTAGAAACGGCGAATAATGCACTTGCCGCGGCTCAAACAGCGCAACAAACCGCTAATACTGCTTTGAATACTGCAAACAATGCTTTAAGCGTTGGAACTGCTGCCGCTACAGCAGCAGCAGCAGCGCAAAATAGAGCAGACGAAGCATACGATTTAGCTGACGCAGCGCAAAAAGCCGCTGACGCAGCGCAAAAAGCCGCTGACGCAGCGCAAAAAGCCGCTAACGCTGCCGCTAATAACGCTACAAATGCGTTAACAAAAGCAGAGGACGCATTGACAAAAATCGAACAGTTAAGCGTCTTAAACTACTATAACAATTTGACAGAAGCGACAGATGTAAACACATTAGTTGATATTCATCGCTGGTATTTACAAGCTTCTAATAATCCTAACGCGCCCGAAACAAACCCTGGCTTTTTAAACGTTGATAACGACCATAATGACAGTGTATGTAAACAGCTATGGGTGAGCAAAACGACCGGAGCGATTTATAACCGTTTCGGGCAAATTGTAGAAAACAGTGACCCGGCTACCGTTAGCAGCTGGTCAGAGTGGTATAAGCTGGCTACAAAAGCAGATATTGACGGAACTACTACAGACTTAACCGAAAAAATAACTACGGTGGCGAATAACCTTGCTACACATGAAGCTGACTTCAATAACCCGCACAAAGTAACCGCCGAACAACTCGGATTAACAACGGTATATCAATATAAAGGCAGCGTTGCTACCTACGCCGATTTACCGACTACAGGGCAGAAAGTAGGCGACGTGTGGAACGTTGAAACGGCAGACCCCGACCACGGTATTAAAGCAGGGGACAATGTAGCATGGGACGGCGCACAATGGGATATTCTAGGCGGCAACCACGATTTAAGTGGATACGCTCAATTAAATTCAGCCAATACCTTTACAGCTTTAAATACTTTCAGAGCAAACATTGCTGTATCAAATGGCACAGCGGCAGGTAGTAGCGGTAGTGTAAGTTTTGGTGTTTCTCCAGCAGGTGAGACAGTACAAGCGAGAATTGGTACAGACAATTTAGGTGGATTATTTTATAATACAAGCACAAATCAACCTCATGTATTTAGAATTGGAACGAATAATCATGTGTTTGTCATACGTGATGACACCTCAAAGATGGCTTTAATAAGTAATAATAAAGCTTTCGCAACGGTAACTCATGAAGGCGTTGCGAAGTGGCTAGGTAATGCAAATACCGCTACGAAGTTAGAAACCGCTCGCACAATAAACGGCGTGGCTTTTGACGGCACGCAAAATATTACCATTGAGGCAGGCGGGGGCGGTGATGTTACCGCCGCAGGAGATAACAACTTTACAGGAACGAACACATTTAATAAACCTATAACAGTGAGGGACGGCGCACTTGCGGGCATTGGTGGAACTATTACATTAGGCATGAAGCCTAACAGCGCAACAACGCAAGCAAAAATAAACTCCACTACCACGGGAGCAATGTACTATACAGCCACAGAAGGACTGGCACACTTTTTCAATGTTGGCACAGCAGAAGTTGCCACAATAGGCGGCACTGCAAACACGGCAACGCTTGACCTTTTGTCTAATCATATTTTATTTTTTGACACAAAAACAGGATTAACGATAGGTGGCGGCGGGACAGATAAAACTATAAGTTTTTACCCGGAAGGAAGCTACGAAACAATAGGCATGAACCTTTCAAACCAGACAGAAACGATAGATACAGATTATAGCATTTTATCTTTGCAGAGAAATTCACATTTAACATATACGAAAAATGCAGCCTTGCAAGTTGGAAACTTTAAGATATTAGAAGTTGACAGAAATAACAATAATGTAACTATAAAGGCAGACAGTAATGGGCAGATACTATTCACGCCGAACAACCTAGCCAGCAACACAAGCAGCATTGATAGCAATGGTAACTTTTATATATCACAGGGCTTAACGGTTGGCTCAACGTTAAATACTGGCACGTCTAACGGCGTTATTAGGGCTGGGAACAATGAAAACTGCCTTTACTTTACAGGTACTGCGGAAAATACTTACTACGCAACGCCGAACACTGGGAATACTATCAGTTATCAATCAGCAGCAAATTGCTATCTAATTGACTGTTCGATCAATAACCCGTCGAGCTTAAATATGAATTTTTCAAACATGAACTTCAAAGCGACCTTAGGAAGTGTGCCTTATATGTGTAAGACGTTAACCTTTTGGTTACCTGTGGGGGCTACTGTTCCGGCGGTAACTTGGACGTTCCCGACGGGTAGCGCAGTCTACTACCCTAAAGGTGTTGCGCCGACCTTAACGGCAAATGCGAACAATATAATTAATGTTATAGCAATAGTGGATGATACGGACAGCTTTTCTATCCAAGTATGCGAAACAGTAGTCCTGCCGTATAGCGGTTAAGAAAGGGGTTTGAAAATGAATAAAAAAACAGTGTATAGATACAAAGGGACTGACTACACCAGCATTAACGCGTTGCGGCGAGCTATGCCGAATGTATCACTTCCAAACACATTGACAGATGAACAGTGTAGCGCGTTAAATATATTAAAATTAGAATTAAATTACAGTACGGATGAAGCCCGAGCTATACGCATTAGCCAGCTATATCAAGAATATCAGTCCGAATTAGTAGTCCCCACAAAGTACGAAGTCAACGGTAAGACTTACTACATTGACCGGGACACGGACAACATTATTAAATTTAATTCGGCGCATGAAGTTGCAAAAATGAAAGGCGATAACCTTTTTAGGGCAAAAAATGAAGCGGGAGAATATGAGCTTGTAACGTTAACGGTAGGCGACTTTGAAAGCATTTTATTAAAATCCGCCTTGCTGCAACAATCCGCGTACAACCGCTTCAAGCAAGCACGGGACGCGGTAAACAAATATAAACGTGCAGACAAGATTTTTTCAGTTGAATTTTAAAAAAGTGTGTTATAATTTTAAAAACTTAATTAATCACAGAATAATCGCTACAGTTTACCAAGCTGACAGTCTTTCTGTTTTTGAATTTATTTTTCCTAACTTATAACCAAAAAGCAGAAAAGCAAAAAAGCAGGGCTTTTGCCCTGTTTTTTTTATTTTGCAATTTTTCAAAAAATACTTGACAACAGGACGAAGGGGGGCTATAATATAGACAAGAGGTAAGGAAAAATAAAAAAATAAAGGGGGCAATATAGACTGCGAATATCTTGATATGCGTTACCCGAAAATTGAAGAAGCAGACGAGGACGAAGAATAAAAATGAAAAGTGTTTGTGTTACAAAAGCAAAAGCATACTACATCATAGCAGACGGATACACAGAATGCTATACATTTAACAGCCGTGAAGAAGCTGAAAGTTTCATAGAGCTTTTTAAACCTTTTTACAAAAATAAAACTGTAATGATTCAGGAAGCGAATGTGTTCACAAGTTATATAATGAATGACTATATTATAAAAGAAGGAGAGGAATAAAAAATGCAAAATAGTAACGCTGTTGTAAAAAAAGATATACTGCATTGTTATAAATGGCAAGATACAAGAAAAGTTAGATTTTGATAGCATGGAAATAGCAAAAGACTACATAAAACTTTTTAGTTTGAAATACCGCCAAGAAAACACGATTGCTATTCGTGAAATATACCGAATAACTACAGATATCATTATAAGAGAGGTTTACCAGAATGTGGATTAAAGATAAAGTAAATGACTGTTATAAAATGTCACATAGCCATTTAATCACGATAGAAAAAGTGAACCGACACTACATATTATATTTTCGAGATAAAAGAATAAAAACTTTTCCGACGCTGGCAAAAGCAAAGCAATACGGGGATTTTTTCCAACTAGATACACATACCCGGTATGCGATTTATTTAATCCATAATTTCAGAAATTGCACAGGTAATAATTTAGGTTACTACACTGGAACAATAGGACTTCAAGGCGATATATATGTACCGGGACACGTTCCAACAATCAACGAAGAAGTCAAGCTTTATAAAACGTTTGCAAGGGCGAAACAAGGCGCACAGGCGATATATAACAAGTGCGGCTATGTGCAAAAATTTGAAATTCATACAGTAGAAATTCGAGGGAACGGCAAAAAGGAAATAGTAGCAGTAAGGGGACTGCCATAAAGGAGTGAATAAACTTATGCGATTAATAGACGCTGATAAGGCGAAAGCTGAATTATTAAGAATAGCCGGAGATATACACGGTTGGGGTGAGTTTTTCGACGGAATTAGAAGCGGTTATCAAAGTGCTGCTGATAGGCTTGATACAATTCCTACAGTAGAAGAACGTGATAAAGGATACTGGATAGACATTAATTTAGATACGAGCATATGCAGCGTTTGCAGAAATCCACAAGAAGATGAAACAAAATACTGCCCGGAGTGCGGGGCTAAAATGGACGGTGATAATAATGTTAAGTAAATATATCCAATATTTTTTAGATGAAAATAATTTAGAAATAGGCGAAGAATTTATGCTGACAAATGAAAATGGCAGACATATACATCCAGACAAAACATTTTTCTTTAACGGTAATCCAACCTCGTCAAGAGATATTTTAATATCTAAAGATGAAGAAAGATTTTGCCCGAATATATTATTAGGTTTGTTAACTGGCTTTTATGGCGTACAAAAGAAACCGTGGCAGCCTGAAATAGGCGACGTATATTTTTACGTCGCGGTTGACGAAGGAAGGAATAAAGGTGTTATCCATAACGAAACACTGTTTAATAAAAACAACATAAAGTTTTTACTTTTAAAAAAATCAGGGAAATATTATAAATCGTATTTTGAAGCAGAAAAACATTTAAAAGAGGACTATGAATATTTAACAGGAGAATAACCATGAAAAAATATAAAGTAAAATTAATTGAAACATATGCTTTTGACTTTGAAGTAGAAGCAAACAACAGAGTAGAAGCGGAAGAAAAAGCCAAAGAATATGTCGACAAGTATCAAGCTGATAAATTCTTTGAATGTGCTACTAATAGGGTATTTAAAATTATTCCCACAATAGAAGGTGATAAAGAATGAAATTAAAAGCTTATGTGTGGGACGACAAATATCATGGGGAAAGTCATGTAGTTTGGGCGGCGACCCCGGGAAAAGCTAAAGCGTTGCTTGCTGCCGAACACGATAGAGAATTTACAGAAATGCGGGTTTCTCGCGTTCCGTGGGCTGATAAATATGGAGATAGTAAAAGAATACCAGCAAAAGAACTTTTAAGTCATGGCTGGTGGCTGTATTGTTCAAACTGTGGGACACAGGTTTATGATGATGAAGCAACAGTTTTAACCGAAGAAACAGTGCTTTGCGCCGAGTGCGCGAAAGATTGGAGCGAGGAAAAATGAAGATAGAAGATTTGAAAGTAGGTAGAGTATATAGGGCTAAACGTCCTAGAGGCGTCCATAGATTAGACGGTAGTTATGTCAATGATAGGCAGATACTCTCTATATCGCCATTTGAGGACACTATTCAGTACGATAGCCCTAAAGTCGGTTTTGGGTCAAGATATCCAGTGATATCTGTTGAAAAATTTCTAAAATGGGCAGCTAAAGATATCACGGATGACTTACCGCCTGACGAATGGGAAGAATACAAGAGGTGTAAAAATGGAAAGTAAATATATGACTTTACGGGTAAAAATATAGGAGTGATAAAATGAGAAAATATATGTCAATATTCAACCCAAGCCACGAGAAATTGATAGAATTCATCAACAGATACCATACGCGCCGCGGTTGGCGAATCATCAGCATAGTAAAAGGTAATGGTGCTTTTTGGGCAACATTGGAATTGGAATTGGAAACGGAGAAAAAAGGATATAAACAATGAAAAGTGATATAGTATTAAGAATAGAAAAGGCATTAAAAGAATATACCCCGTCAAAGATTGACGGGGTTAGAATTGCTACAGCACGCGGAATATTAACCGCATATGAAATTGCTGTTAAAAATGGATTAAGTGAAGCTGGGAAGGTAGATTGTATAAAAGTTTGCGAAAGCTTTATGCTGCCGCCTATAACCTACGGTGTAACTAATTCGGAAGAGCATTATATTACTTGTGAAAAAAAGAACTACAGGGGCGACGTTATAAAGACCTTTAAGGCTTTTGACTTACCTACTGAATTAATAACTATATGCTTCGAGATAAAAAGCACTGTAAGCGATTTTAAAAGCTCTAACGGGCATAACTTGGTGGGTGATATTAACTACTACGTTATGCCGTCAGACACGTTCAAGCAGCTTGAAAAGCTGGGGCTACTCGACGAAGTGCCGCCACATATCGGCTTTATCACTGCACACGAAGGACGCTACAGTAAATTAAGGCTGATTACAAAAAAAGCAGCAACGAAGGTTACACCTGCTGTTGATAAATATATGCTGGCGTGGTCAGCAGTGAAAGGGCGGTATATTAATAGCAGTGTCAGCAACAAGAAGGTAAATTCAGCGGCGATAGTAGAGTGTAAGGGGTTTAAAGTTAGAGAACGTCAAATTTGAGTTATAAGCCGTTTGATTTATTAACACAAGCAAACATAAGCAAGGCAATATAAAAAGCCCCTAGCGTCGATTGTACGACGTGCTAGGGGCTTTTACTTAACCATTACTTACACAATCGGGACACTTGCAAACACAACGCCATTCAGTGCCTACCTGCTTTTGCTTAGATATAGTCCAGCCTAAAGACCGGGCTTTGATTTTTGTCTGACCTTTTGTTGAAAAAGGAAACAGCTTCACTGCCCCGCATTTTTCGCACACTACACCTGAAACGATACCTTTTAAATTCACTTTTTATACCTGCCTTTCAATATTTTTTCTCGACATTGCAAACAAACTGTCTGCTGAACTTTACGGTTAGATATAGCTGCTACAGCTTTGCTTATGCCGACACCGCACATGATACACATATTCCGTGTGTCATCATCTTTAGGTGGCGGCGTATTTTTGGGCTTAATAGCGGGCGGTGCTTCCTCTGCCCGTTCCCGCTTAACTGGGATGATTTCAGGCAAAGGCTTTTCTTTGCCTTTTTCGACGCTGGCGGCAACTAATGCGCCGACCTGTTGCGCTGCTTCAATTCGTTTCTGTATCTCGTTGCGCTTGCCGTCAGGGTAGGCGAAACG